TATATGACAATAGAAAAAGAATGAGGTGTTCCCATGGAGCAAGTTAAAAAAGAAATAAAGTTAAAATTCGATGCAATTAGACCATTCGGTCCTACTATTATTAAAGGTAAAGTTCCCGGTTTCATATTAAACACAGTTAATGAAAAGTGTGATGAAATTTTAGGTGATCCTAAACTAGCAAAACAATGGGATTGGTCTCCCAACTTAGCGGGTAATGTTAAACAAGAAGTTCGTATGCCACCAGAGTGGATTGATAAAGATGGACAGCAATTAATTTTTTTAATTGGTGAGATGGTAAAACAGTATTTAAGTATACCACCAGCGAGTGAAACTTTAGAGGCAAAAAAAGTATCAAAAATGGTTATAGAATCTATGTGGGCCGTGAGCCAGTGGGCGGGAGACTTTAATCCAGCACATATGCATGACGGTGATTTATCTGGTGTGTTTTATACAAAGATGCCAAAAAGTATAGACAAAGAAAGAAAAGCTGAAGATCATTATCCTAGTGTAGGTGATATAATTTTTATGTGTGGAGATCCTAAAATGTTTAGTGGACACAAACTACAACACCCACCAGAAGTTGGTGATATATTTATGTTTCCTTCTTGGTTAACTCACATGGTCTACCCTTTTAGAACTCCAAACGAAGAAAGGAGATCAGTATCTTTCAATGTAAGACTAGTGCCTGAAGGTGGAGAGCTTATTACTAAATGAGAGCCATACCAATCTTTCCTAGAAACATATATGGCGAAACTTTTTTAGGTTTTGACCAAGAATATCTAAACGGTATTGAAGCTACCATTGAGCTATTTAGAAGAGGTAATATTACAGGGAGGGAAATGTCCAATCAAGATTTTGGTTACCAGTCTTGTGTTTTACCACATGATGGTGTTTTTCAAAACTTAACTAATAAAATTATAGCAGTAGCTAATGAATTTTTAAAATCTATAGAGGGCTTAAAGTATTCACAAGTAAAGTTAGAAGATATGTGGGCTAACATAAATTATCCTAATGATATAAATTGGCCACATTTTCATGGTGATGAATTAGCTGGTGTTTATTATATCAATACAACAAAAAACTCAGGAAATTTGTTTTTGCAAAACTATGACTACAGTGAAAAACAAAAAATTAAACGTCATTTAATTGTCAAAGATTTAAAATCTATAGAACCTGTAAATGATAAATTAGTTTTATTTGATGCTGAATGTATTCACGGTGTAGATAAAAATATATCGGATAGTAACAGAGTTAGCATTAGTTTCAATATATCGGTGCAGTAATGAATATCAATAAAGTTCCAATGGTTAGAATTACTTGGTTAGATGCCAGAGATATGGAGACAGGATGGTTATCAATAAAAGAAATAATAGAAGCGCCTTTGGCCGTGTGCCAAGAAGTAGGATACATGGTTGTAAACAATGATGATAAGATTGTAATTATGCGATCTTGGTGTATAGACAAAGATGATAATCACGGAGGGGGTGCCATTGCTATTCCAAGAGGCTGGGTAAGAGAGATAGAATATTTGAAAGTGGATTATGCTGTTAAAAAATAAAGATATAAAAAGAATTAAGAACAAAAAAGTTACTTATGTAAAAAAGTTTACTCATTTACAACAAACATTACTAAATCTTGACTATCAACATTTAAATAGACAGGATGGTACAAATATTCATTATGGGTTTGGATGTAAAGTACATCCTAATGAGGTGCAAGATGGTGCATTTATTAAAAGAATAAAAGAAACTTTTCACCCAGACCAAGATTTAAAAATTCATGAATGTAGAGCACACATTAGATACAATCACAATGAACCATTACCACACTGTGACAACGATAAATATGGGTTTTTGCTTTATGTAAAGGGTGAGCCATTGTTAAACAATGGCACAGGTTTTTATAATAACAATGGTGAACTTTATCATCACATAGGTTTTGTAGAAAACACCGCTTTGTTTTTTAATGCTGCTAAAATTTTACACACTAACATGCAATCTTTTGGAGATAGTTCTCCTAGATATTGTATAAACGTATTTTATGACATTGAATAAAGTAACAATTGTAGGAGGAGGCACAGCTGGTTTAATTACAGCTTTAGTATTTAATATTAGATTTCCTTACATTGATCTTCGTATTGTTAAATCAGATAAGATAGGCATTATAGGTGTGGGTGAAGGCAGCACTGAACATTGGTCAAATTTTACAGAATACTGCGGCATTAATAATAAAGATGTTGTTTTAAATACTGACGGCACGATTAAAATGGGTGTCATGTTTGAAGGTTGGACACCTAAAAAATATTTTCACTCTATAATTAGTCAATTTCATGAAATTAGATTTGGTGAATATTTAGCAGGATTTGGCGCTAGAGTTAGTGATTGGGATCAAATATTTACGGCTGATAGGGTTCATGAAAACAATCTTGTTTTTAAAAACGATAAAGAGTTAGGGTATCCAAAACAATTTCATTTTAATACTTTTAAGCTAAATGAGTATCTTTCTAAAATATGTAAAGAACGTAATATTGAAATAATAGATGATGAGATTACAGATGTAATTGTTGAAGGTAAGAATATTAAAAACATTGTTGGTGAGAAGGCAAGTTACACTTCTGATTTTTATATAGACTGCACAGGGTTTAAAAAATTGTTGATTTCTAAACTTGGTGCAGAGTGGCAGTCATTTTCAAAATACTTAAAATTAAATGAAGCTATTGCTTTTCAAACAGAGGACACTGATAATTACAATACTTATACGCTGGCTAAATGTATGGATTATGGCTGGATGTGGAGAATACCTGTATATGGAAGATGGGGTAATGGTTATGTTTTTAATAATAATTACATTGACAAAGATCAAGCCAAACAGGAAGTAGAAAAAAAGTTAGGTCGTGAGATAGAAATTGCCAGAAACATAAAGTTTGATCCGGGTAAATTAAATAAAAGTTGGATAGGTAACTGTTGTGCAATTGGTTTAAGTTCTAATTTTGTTGAACCTTTAGAAGCAACATCCATAGGCACAGCAATAGCACAAGCATTTTTACTTAGAGATTTTATATTTAATTATAAACAAGAAGATATTAATGATTATAACCACAAGATTGATTTAATTATGGAAAACGTAAGAGATTTTATTTTCCTACATTACATGATTGACAAAGAGGATAGCCCGTTTTGGAAAGATAATAAAAACAAATTAATACCAGATACGTTATCTTACAATCTAAGAAAATGGAAAGATAAACTACCAAAGACTGAGGATTTTACATCTACAGAGTATTTATTATTTAGAGAACAAAATTTTACAAGCGTGCTACATGGATTAGGTTTTTATAAAGGCAATAGTAATATTGATAAAGAGTTTAATAGTTTTCCAGAAGACATAAGAGATAGAATAAAAGAAGTTTTAAATCAATACGATATCGGATTTGATGCAACACCTAAAATTTCACACAAAGATTTCTTAAAAGGTTTACATGAAAATAAGTAAAACAGAAACTTTTGCAACAACCATACAAAAGTTTTATTTTAATGATGAGGAGATACAGCATTTATTAAATGAAATTATTGCTAAAAAAGAAGAAATAAAGAAAACAAGTTATTTTTACAATATGCAAAATGAGGACTATGGGAAAGAATATTATACTGATTTTAACAATCCAATTAAGTTGCACGAATATGAAAAACTTATGTTTATGATTGGGAATTTTTATCAAGATAAAAGTTTTAACATTCTTAATTATTGGTCAGCTCTTTACTATCAAAATAGTTGGCACGATACTCATGCACATAGTGATCCAAGATACAACTTTTCTAGTATTTTATACCTTACAAACAATACAGGGGGCACTTCTTTTTATTCACCTAATTTAACATCAGATATAGAAAAACATTTTGAAGCATCAGAAGTTGGTAAACTTGTGATCTTCCCAGCATCTTTGTTTCACAGTGTCTATCATAAGGATAACTCTGAAAGAATAATAATATCATCTAACATATCTATTATATGACAAAAATATTTATTGGCACTCCTTGTTATGGAGGCATGATTACAGCAGACTATTTTAAAAGTTGCATGCAACTTGTGGCTTTAGCTGCATCTAAAAGAGTAGAATTACAATTTGGAACTATTGGTAATGAGTCGCTAATAACCAGAGCTAGAAATACTTTGGTGCAACTGTTTATGGACGGTGACTATACACATCTTTTGTTCATAGATTCTGATATAGCTTTTAACCCAGAAGCTGTAATTAGAATGTTAGAATACAACAAGGATGTTGTTACAGGTATTTATCCTAGAAAAACTATTGATTGGATAAAAGTAAAAAAAAGATTGAAAGAAAATCCTAATATGTCTGAAGATGAATTACTCGCAGCTTCATTACAATATAATTTAAACGTAAAAGATCCTAATAGAATACTGTTAGAAAAAGGTTTTATAGAGGTCATGGATGGTCCCACTGGTTTTATGTTAATCAAAAGAGACGTATTTACAAGGATGGCAAAGGTATACCCAGAGTTAAAGTTTGTACCTGATCAACATATTAATCAATCTCATGATAAAGAGTTTGAGTATCACAAAACGTCTGATTGGAATTATACTTTTTTTGACACCATGATAGAGCCACAAACAAAAAGATATCTTTCAGAGGATTATGCTTTTTGCCGTTTATGGCAAAATATGGGTGGCAAAATATATGCAGATATTCAAAGTGGTATGACTCACTACGGTAACTATGCATTTAGAGGTAACGTGTCGACTCAATTTAAAGGAGCAGACAAATGAATATAGAATTACAAGTTCAGGACAACTTTTTACCAGAGGAATTATTTTTAAAACTAAAAAAATACAGCGTAACTTTAGATTACAGTAGTAAAAATATTGTGCAAAAATCAAAAGATTATGAACAACACGTTTTTTTGTCTAATCCAATAAATGAAGATGACAATTTAATTAAGGATATAGAAAAATCTATTATCAAACATTTTGGTATAAAGATTAAAAATTTACATCTGGCAGCTTTTACTTGCGTAAATACTAAAAAGGCAACACCACACACCGATAAATTATGGTTTCCTGAAGAAAAACATCTAATAATTTATTTAGATGGAGACTCAAAACTTAACGCTGGAACTGGATTTTATAATTTTATAGACGGTAAAACTTTTGACCTAAATACAGCCGTTGGTTTTTATCCAAATCGTGCGTTAATTTTCAACGCTGCTGGATGTTTTCACTCCCCATTATTATACGCGGCCGAAGGTAATTTACCTAGATTTTCAATAATTGTCTGGTTTCAACCAGAAAAATAAGTTAAAATCTTTGGTCATGAAATTAGTAGATCTTAAGTTTAAACCAGGCGTAGACAAACAAGACACTGCCTATTCTGCTGGTGATCAACGTAAGTATGTAGATTCTGACTTTGTAAGATTTCACTACGGTAAGCCAGAAAGATGGGGTGGATGGGCTAATTTACCTAATCCAAATGTCACGGTGGTTGGTGCCGTTAGAGATACACACTCTTGGATAGGCTTAGATGGCACAAGATATTTGGCTTTAGGCTCCGATAGAAAACTGTATATTTTTTCTGAGGGTAAAATTTATGACATTACACCTATAAGAAGAACTGCTAGTCTTACAAATCCTTTTGCTACATCCAGTGGATCTTCTACGGTAACGGTTACTGATGCTGGACATTTAGCTGAGGTAGGTGCGTTCGTTACTTTTGATAATGGCTCTGCTACGAACGTGGTAGATGGTATAGATTTTAATGCTGAGTTTGAAGTTTTAACTGTGCCAAGCAGTAATACCTATACAATAGATGCTGGGACAAACGCATCTGGCACCACAGCCGCAGGTGGTGGTTCTACAGATGCAAGCTATCAAATAAATCCTGGTCCGACATCATCCACGTATGGATATGGTTGGGGCACTGAAACATGGGGAGCTAGCACTTGGGATACACCTAGATCATCCTCTAATGTCGTTGTAGAGGGTAGAAACTGGTCACTAGATAATTTTGGTGAGGATTTAATTGCAACTGTTTTAAATGGTGGCACTTTTATATGGGATACATCAGGAGGCTTAGCTGCAAGAGCTACTGCCTTATCAAATGCTCCAACTGCTTCTAGATTTAGTATTGTATCTACAGACACTAGACATTTATTGATATTTGGAACAGAGACCACAATAGGTAATACAGGTACACAAGACGATTTATTATTTAGATTTTCAGATAGAGAAGATGCAACAGATTACACGCCTGTCGCTACAAACGAAGCAGGATCTTTAAGAATAACAGATGGCTCAAGAATAGTTGGTGCTGTAAAATCAACAGGTCAAATACTAGTTTGGACTGACACATCATTACACGGTATTCAATTCGTGGGGACACCTTTCACTTTTGGTTTAAGACAACTCGGTGCTAATGCTGGTTTAATTGCACAGCATGCAGCAATAGAGGTTAATGGTGTTGCTTACTGGATGTCGGATAATGCTTTTTATCTTTTTGATGGTGTTGTAAAAAAGATGCCTTGTTCTGTACAAGATTATGTATTTGATGATCTTAGTTATACAAATAAGAATGATATTGCTGTTGGTCTTAACACAGCATTTAACGAAATAATTTGGTACTATCCTTCAGCTAATGCTACGCAAATAGATAGAGCGGTTGCTTACAATTATCTTGAGGGGACTTGGTATACAATTAATCTTGCAAGAACTACGTGGTTGGGTGCATATGTGTATGAAAAACCAATAGCTACAGAATATAATGCGTCTGCAACGGCAAACGCTACAAGCATATTAGGTTTGACCGCTGGGGCGTCTTTTATATTTGAACATGAATCTGGCAACAATCAAGCAGATGGGACAGCAATTACAGCATTTTTAGAAACTGGATCTGTCGAAATAGCAGATGGGGATCAATTAATGTCAGTAAGTAAATTGGTTCCAGATTTTGATAATCTTGCTAATACTATGACTGCAAGATTAACATTAGAACAATATCCTCAATCATCAGCAAATGTTCAAACTAGTGGATCTATAACAAGCACCACGGAAAAAATAAATGTAAGAGGTAGAGGTAGAGCAGTTAAAATAAGATATACAACTAATACAGTTGATGATACACCTTGGAGACTTGGATCACAAAAATTAGAAA